AGGGCGTTATATGTGTCTAGGTCTATGACTTTTTTCTTAGCCATGAGATAAGTGTTACTTACCTAACAACTCGATTATGGTATCGACACGCGCTTCGAGGCGATTAACTTGGTCTTTGATACTGGAACCGCCGTTGGGCTTGAGTTCAGTCAGATAGTGCTTAATCATAAATTGCGTGTATGCAGCAATACCACCAAGAATAGTGCCGACACCCACAAGCAAAGCAACGAAGGCTTCAACTGTCACTTTTTTGGCGTTGCATAACCAAATACGCCAGCAACAACAGCGCCTAGAATGGAACGATAGTCCAAAGAGAAATTAGAGGTGGTTCCCCATACAGCCAAGAATGCGCCGATAGAGATAATTGCTGGGTGTTTCATGTTCATATGCTGCCGCCTATCATCGGGATATTAAAGAACGAACCATCGTGGTCGCCCTTTTTAGTGAAAGAAATATGGCAATGATGGTTGTGCGGATTGCTTCCCTTATATTTTCTCCAGCGAAAGCCCATTCGAGATGACGCGATCTTTCCGTTAAAGATGACGTAAGCAATTCGGTTATCGCTTCTTGCTGCGAGACGAATCTGGTCTGCAAGATAAGGCATGAGGTCGGGCTTTGCTTTTCCAGATAAATCCCTGTCAATGTCAATCGCTCGTACAATGTTTCCACCAGAAGCGTCTGGAATATGATCTGATGAACCAGCAGCAAGGTGTCTTGCATCTGCGACCCACCCGTCGCTGGCTCTATCACGGTCTGGAAACGAATCATCTATCTGCTCCCTTAGCTGCTGACCTGCCTTACACAGTATTGGTTTCATGCCAATAACAGTTTTACTTCTTCTTCGCTTATGCCCAGACGATCTAATAAAGCTTGTTTTGCTTTTGCTGCGTTTATTTCAGCGTTTGCTTCATCCGATTTAATTGCTGCAATGGCATCTTCAACATCTTTTTTGCTTGGTGCCTGACCATCTAATTTATCCCAAACGATTGTCGAATAATCATCGTTTTGCAATGAAAATTCTGCTTCAGGATGTAGTTTCTGAATTGCTTTTACTAAATAACTCATTATGCACCAATTTCTAAGAGAGTAATTGTTGATGGGTTGCTGTTAGGTTGCCAAGTTGATGAGCCACCATTGGCGGTTAAGTTGATATTTGCCTGCACCTTGTAAGTTGTTGCTGAAGTTGTAGCGGGTGAATCCAAATAGCAAAGTGAAATAGTCTCACCAAATTCGATGTAAGTTGGAGAAATGCCATCAAATCGTTTGCTGGTTAAATAACCCGGACTTGTGTTGTAATTAAGAATGGTTGTTGCACCGCGCAATAATACGGCTCCGACATATTGGCGATTAACGTCTCTTAAATACACAAGTGAACCAGTCACCAAAACCAAAATTTTACTGGTGCTGGCAGTTGGTGTAATTGTTGCAGTAATATTGGTATCGGTAAGCGATGTAGTCGCAATAGTTGTTGCAGTAGTTGTTGATGCAGATACAGCTTGCAATAATTTACCACTCGCAGCAGCCGCCCATTTCAATCCTGTTGCAGTAGTCGAATCCGCCGTCAATACTTGCCCATTGGTACCTACAGCAAGACGGGCATCTGTTGTTGAATAAGTGTAAAGATCGCCTTTTGTCGTCAAAGGTGACGAACCGCCGCCAACATTTACCCAAGCAGAACCTGAATAGTATTGAGTTGCATTTGTGTCCTTAAGATAAGAAATCATGCCTTCCTGTGGGCTTGTGATAGCCGCAGTACGAGCTGCTGCATCTGCAAATACCATTACTACTTGAGACGCTAAATACCCGTTGGCTTGAGCAGCCGTGAGCACGTCTCCTGTTGCAAACTCCTTGTACCCTAAACCTGCTGCCATGATTCTCCTAGTAACTCAATATAGATGTGCCGATTATACCAAAAAGACTGTTTCCAACGATGAACCCATCTGCTATAGGCTCAAGTGTTGTAACAGTCACATTCATCCGATTGGGCGTAATGTCCCACTTAAGCCCTTGTACCTGCAAAGTCTTAACTATGGTTGATCCATCTGGTTGCTCATTGGTAATGGTCATATTGTCAAAATAATCCAACCCAATAACTGTGTCTGTAGGCACGGCTGAATCCAATAAATCAACAGTCATTTCGTCTATACGGATAGTGGTTTCTTTGCGAGTTGCCACATATTCTCGAGCCACGTTCAAAACAATTGTGTCGGTTTCTGCAACCAAATCTGGGCGGTTAAGACTGTGAGGAAAGTATTTGGCAATAGAATCATTATCATAGACTTCCTGTGTTACTCCTCCACCATAACGTGTAAAAGTGACATCGTTAATAATGAGCTTATCGTCAAAAGCAAATTTTAGATTTGAATAAGGAATGCCAGTTGTCTGATTGAAAGCAATGGGCGTAGTTCCAATGGATTGCACTACTTCGGTTCTATTCTTAAAAACTGCTGTTCCTTCTGCGCTTATATAAAAAGCACCCATTCCTTCAGAAAATTCTGCGTTTTTAATTGCTTCAAGGCTAGTTCTGGCAGTTGCAGGATCGGCAATGCAGGTAGTTAATCCAGTCGAGATGGAACGCATAGAAGTTGGAAACTCTACCCAATCCAGTATTTTGCCAATGCGTGTGCCAGTATCTTGCCCTGCGGTAGTGCTTGGAATAGTTTGAACATTAGCCATATTTAACAAACGAAAAGCATCAGTAGCCGTTATATCAACGTAACCTGTTTCTTGACCTTGTGGATAGGTATATTGGTAATCTTGCACATATCCGCTAAACAACCAAGCACTTGTGGTCGCGGTCGTAGCTGAAATTCTGATTTTTCTTAACGGCGAAAGATAACCATAATAAGGTGATGAGGTGTTTTGTGGGTTAAAGTATGAATCTGGGTCTAATACTCGAATTGTGGCATTTCCAGCCTCATAAGTGTCGCGCATAATGTTGCGCCCTCGATTTATTGCTATTTGATACACATTTGGAGTCAAATCAACCACAGGAATAACCACAGCATCTGAACCAAAAGCGCTTGTGCCAATTACGCCATAAACGGGATCACCAATAACAAAACCTGTGCCAAAAGTTGCCCCAGAGGAAAAGTCAAAGGACACATTTATTGTTGCAGGTAAAGCCATTACCAGCCACCAATTCTGCGTTCTACGTTGGCTGACGAACCAGAAAGAGCTGCGACATTCAGCCCGCCGCGAATTTCGTCAATAAGGTTCTGAGAAGTTGTAACCGAACCAGCCACATTAACGACAACTGTGCTTGGTGCGCTTGGTTGCTGTGGCTGCACAAATACGCTGGTATTAAGCGGGTTTCCCTGTCCATAAGTAAAGTTACCAGTCGGTAATGTATATTGGAAGTTAGCCATTCCTGCGCTCACGTTAAATTGCATATTGGCAATTCGGGCGGCTTGAGACTCGATACCATCGAGGAATGTTTTCCATGCCTCAAATGGGTTTTTAGCCGATGGTAAATCTGCCAAGAAAGCAGCAAGTTCTTTTCCAAGTCCTTGTGAAAGAGCCAATTCTTTGCTTAAACGGGAAACTTCGTCAAGGTTTTCTGTGGCTAAAGCCAACTGCAATTCGAGCCGCTTACGATCATCGGCTGAAATTTTGCCTTTGAGAGCTGCAATTATCTGAATCTGTTCCATGTCGAACAGAGTCCCAGCCTTTTTAAGTGCAGTTTGTTTTTTTAGTTCTGCCGTGTTTTTGGCTAAAAGCCTTGCGTTTTCTTTTGCTCGTTTAGCGGCATCGGCAGCCGCTTTCTTGTCGCGCTGGAATCCTGTAACTGCGTTGTTGGTTGGGTCATAAGGCATTGCACCCGCTATGGCTCGTTTCCATTCAGCCGCTGCGCGCTCAGCATCAATCTTAGCCAAGCCTTTTTCAATATAATTACTGAATGGGTTGATGCTCTCGAGCAATGCTCGATCTGAAGTCATAAACCATAACTTCTTTAATCCCCATGTAAAGTCACCAATAAACTTGGCTAAGGCTTGCGACCAGCCGCCAATCTTTTCAGCTAAGTCTGCCGCGTCTACCGCACCCGTAAAGTCCATGAGCGATTGAATAAGTGCGCCGCCAATAACCTCTTGGGCTTCACCCGCTGCGACTGTCAGAATGGACATTTGACCTGCGTAGGTTTGTAAATATTGCTGATTAGCCCCAGCGAATTGCTTGTTTAATTTAGCCTGAATGTCAGCAAATGACATAGCCTTTAACTGTGTTTGACTTAAACCGAGATAATACTTTTTGAGTCCCTTAGTGTTGCCGACATAGGCATTGGCTAAATCTTGTGAGACTGTAGCCAAATCAACGCCTGAACCAGCGGAAATGTCAATCGCTTGCTTCAGTAATTGTTGGCTCTTTGTGACGTCTCCTGTGGTGGTGAGCAACTTCTGTAAGGCTGGGCGCAGTTGGTCGTCTGCGACTCCTGAGGCAATAGTAAGGCGATCTATAAAGTCTGTAATGTTGGCATCATAAAATTGCAAGCCAAGATTTTTAACGGCAATGGATAGACGCTTGGCTTGCTTCTCATCTTCGATAAACGCCTTAGCGGAATCTTTGCCAAATTTGACTATGGCTGCTGCGCTAAGGGTTATTCCTAAAGTCTTGCCTAGTTTCTTAAGTGTTTTTTCAAAACCTTTAACGGATTTATCCGCTTTGTTCATGCCAGAAGCATCGTAAATTGCTGCTATGCGTAACGCTAAATCAGTATTGGAAGCCATTATTTGAAACTCGCTTTGTTCACAAAATCTGCTGTTTTCTGAGTCATTTTTTCAAGCGCCTTCATTACTGCCGCTGTAGTCTTTCCGTTATCCTCACGATAAGCTCTAAAGATAACTCGACCAGTCATCTTGCGGCTGTGACGACCTACGCGTTGTTTATAGTCTGCATTTACCAATGCACCTGCATTGTTTAATTCCTGAATAAACTTTTGACCCGCATGAGGATTGGCTGAGTTGCCTTGCTGCCCGCCAGTTTTACGTCCAGCGGTTTCATAAATAGCACCCGCTGCGCTTTTGTTGTAAATAGTTGCAACGCTTCTAAAACCCTTTTTGTTAGGTCTGCCAGGTGCTGTCGAATAGGTAATACCCCTGCGCGCTACAGACTGATCGTAGAATCTGGTTGCCCATTTACCGCCAGCGTTTTCACGCTTGAGCCATCCAGACGGGACGTCATCATTGGCAGGTAAGAAACCGCGAGCATTGCGCGTCAATGGCTTCAATGCTGCGGCTAATTCTTTATTGCATTCTTTAGCCAACTCAGGAGTAAATTTACGCATAGCCTTACGAAGTTCTCGAACGCCCTTTACTTCGACTGGCATCTCGTTGCTCCTTCGCTATGTCCTTCAATACCTGTATATGAGCTTTGAAAGCCATCGGAGAAAGTCCCACGATGCTTTCGAAAGAGACTCCATACTCGTAACTTAATCTAGTTGCGAGATAGGTGAGGGAGTCTCGATCTAGCCTAAAGGGTCGGACTCTAATACCTCAACACTTCTCAGCGTTGCGATAAAGTCCTCGCCAAAAGGCTTGACAGTCTCACCCGAACGTCTAATCGCATCCCAGCAGAGCCAATAAACATCAGTTTGTTTCTGATCCTCTATTAAAGCCTTGTGGAATCCTTTTTTGGCATGTTGCTCAAAGGAATACTCCAGAAGTGGAGTTATTTCAAACTCCTGAACTTCTCCGTCTGCCCTTGTCACTTTAAGTTTTGCCATAGCCCTTTATCTCCTTTTTAGAATGTGCCTGTGGTTGCTACTGCAACTGTACCAGAGACGTTCCAAGTTACTGACTGCATACCGAGATCACCAGTTGCGCCGTTTATGTCGGTTGTGTTGTTCACAAGGCAGGTCATTTGGTAAAGAACGTTGGTTGCTGAAACTGCTGCTGACTTATCCTGAAGGAATACGACTGTAACGTTGGTTCCCCAAGCAGCCTGAAGTGTCTGCAATACTGAAGCTGATGCTGTGTCGTTAAGGAAGTCAATGGTTACAGATGATGCTTCCAAGCCCTTAACGAACTTGTGTCCTGAATCGCCCATTGCTGTAACTTCGAGTTCGTCAAAAGTGCGGTTGATTGTTGCACTCTGAACGTGGTCTGAGAGATCGACTGAATTAACCTTAACGCCGACCTTGTTGTTTAGAAATACTGCCATTTAGGTTATTCCTCGTCTTTCTTTGTGGTTGGTTTTGGTGCGGGTGCTGCTGGTGGAAGCTGACCGATTTTCGCTAGGAAGTCGGCTTGTTCCTTTGTCCAATCGTCCATTCGATTAGCTCCATTCCGTTAAAGTGCTTACTGCAATGTCGCAGGTAAGCAAATCGCCT